AGTCTTTCCACTCTTAGCTGTATACTCTAATGAATCGATTGGAACATCAATAAAGCCTTTAACTAGCTTCTTAGTATTATTGTCCTCTGCTACGATCATCAAACTACCCCAGTTATTACCGGCTGCGTCAGGTCTAAGCTTTGGCGATAGTACACGCTGAGTGATAGTTAAGTCATAAATGCCTGGCTCTTGTAGGAATCCTGGGAAACTTGTCTTAGCTGCTGGTGCCAAGTCTTCGTCTGTTACAGATCCTAAATTTAGGCTGTTTACTGTAAATGCTTCTAAACCTTCAATCTTACTTCTTTGTTCTGTCATTCCGATTTCCTTTTTCTAACTTAGTTGGATACTTTACGTTGTGATTCTGAATTTTTGCTTTGAAGTTCGTTTTAAGTGTACCTCCTGGTTCAGGTTTAATATTGTTATTTATATAATCGGCATATTCCTCACGATCTTTAGGATTATTTTCACAAGCTTTGTAAAGTGGGCATTTTATACATGCTTTTTCTACTTCACTTGTCTTAGGAGGCAGTTCTGGCTTAGTATGAGCGTCATACATTATCTTGTAGAATCTCATCATTTGAGTGCCTGTCCATTCCGCGAGTTCACCGTCTATATATATCTTATCACCATCAAGCTTAACTTTCCACTCTCTGGTCTCAAAGTCTAATTGATTTATATCTTTATTAAAGTGCACATAACTTAACCACACTACACCTTCTGTCAACCCTAGTATACCTAAATAGGTTAACAATTGACCTAAATGTGAAGATCTAATTATACCTTTTCTAACCTGCTCACTGTAAGAATATCTAGATAAAGTTGACTTAACTTCATATACTACTTTCTTACCCTCTATATCAGTTGCAATAAAATCACATCTACCTGATACAAAAACACCTTTACCTAACTCAGTTCTTAGAGGTAACTCTCTTTCTACTTTAATTATATTAGGATCTTTACTTAAGTTAGCAAATACTAATTCTTCTACTAATCTCCCAGTAGCTTTATATAACTCATCAAATTCAATATCTTCATCTAGCTCATGCTTATATGCTTGATACCTTGGGCAGCCACTATTAAATACGGCTTTAGTAGTAGAGCCTTGAGGTAATGTATAACTAGATGGATATATCTTTTTCATTTAGACTTCTTTCTTCTATCACGTCTATAAGCTTTCACCTGTTCTTCAGTTACGAGACATTACCCGCTTAATCTGCTCTAGTGCCTCTTTTCTATCTATTATGCCTAATTTAACTGCTGCGCTTGCAAATATACAAATAGCACTACGTTTATCTCCCTGTTGAGAGGGATAGGTATCTAATAATTGATTACACTCTTGTGTAAATGTTAATTTTGGGTTACAGGACCCTAGCAGTAGTAAAAAGATACTTAATTTATACATTATTTCCCCCTTTAAAATAGTGAGCAGTTTACATTCATGCTCAGGAACCTATATGAGGAGCAGGCTGTACTTAGGACCTGCATTACACTACTCGGCATGTCTCAGAAAAACTTTAGTTGTATTTTGAAAGAAATGTGTTATATTACTAATATTATGCTGAAAGATTATTATGAACAATTATTAGAAGTTATTCAAGGCGACATTGAGTTGATGCTTAGTGAGCCTGATATGACTAAACGTTCACCTAAAATAATATTATCTTATCTAGATATGGCTAAGCAATGTCAAGAAAGTCTAGATTCAATATCTGAAACTAATTCCGCAGGTTGGAATAGTTTAACCTTTGATCAGCAACAACGTATTAACGCCATATTAAGTGAGACATCAGATGAGTAAGAAAAAGTTAATAAAACCTGATAAGTTCCAATTGAAAGTAAATGAGGATGATTTTTTAATTAGGCCAATTGACCCTAAGAAAGATCTTAATTTTATACTATCTTCATGGTTAAAATCCTATAGAAATTCAGACTTTGCAACATGTATATCGAATGATACGTATTATGCTTTCCATCAAAGTCTTATATCTCAGATACTTACACATCCAACTAATACTATTACTATAATAGCTTCTGTTGAAGATCCTGATCAGATATTAGGATATGCTTCTTATAGTATAACTAAACCTATAATTCACTATATTTACATGAAACAACCTTTCCGTAGACTAGGATTAGGGCGTTACCTTTTTGAAGGTGTACGTAACCACTTTAAAACTTTAGAGGAAAATCCTGTAACTATATGTACTCATAAATGTAAAAGATGGGCTAGAACTTCTAAAGCTCTTAATTTAACTTATAATCCTTATATGATTGGCGATTTAGATGAAAGTAGTAAAGATAAGATTTAGTTCTTCTATTGAATTTAGTGGGTTAGCTTATTCCTATGCTCCTAATATTAAGTGGACAGCTAGCGAGTACGATCCTACTGCTCAAGACTTAGTTGAGATTACTTATGATTCTACTATCGATAAGATTAGATTGAAGATATTAATGGAGAAAACTCCTGACCGTATCTTTTATGTGCCTATGTCAAACGTATTACATTTTGAATTGGAATGTCCTAAAAATGCGGATAAACGCGGAACAACTAATATCAAAAAAGCTAGCAGAAAAAAGCCACGCACCTGATTGGTTTAAGAGCAGCTTTACGAAACAAATAGATTTCATCAAAGATCCTGCCAGACTCAAAGCAGCACATTGTACGCGGCGAGCTGGTAAATCTTATGGTGCTGGTCTATATCTATGTAAAGAAGCTTTTGAAACTCCTAATTGTTCTGTATTATATGTAGCTCTAACCAGGGAATCTGCTTATCGTATTCTATGGAAAGATGTCTTAAAAGCGATAAATAGAGACTTGGATCTAGGCGCACACTTTAATGAACAAAAGTTAATAATGACTTTTCCCAATGGTTCCCAGATATATCTATTGGGTGCTGATAGTCGTCAAGATGAAATGGATAAATTACTAGGATCTAAGTTTAAATTAGTAGTAATAGATGAAGCTCCTAAATATCGTATAAGTATGCACCGTTTAATCTTCGATGTACTTAAACCTGCTGTAGCTGACTATGAAGGCACCATAGCTATGATTGGTACTGCATGTAACTTTACCGAGTCATATTTTGCTAAAGTGACTAGAGGTACTAAAGATGATTGGGCTGTACATAGATGGTCTGCCATAGATAATCCTCATATGAAAAGACAGTTTAAAGCTGAGATTGATCAACATAGAGCTAGAAATCCTAAAGTAGATAGTGAAGCTTGGTTTAGACAGAACTATTTAGGTGAATGGGTAGTAGATCGTAAAGTACTCATATATAAACACACTGAAGATAATATAATACGTGATCTACCAACACTACCCCCTGGTGAGCAATATACATATAATCTAGGTTTAAAGATCTCTTATAGTGGATATTCTGCTTTATCTGTGGTAGCCTATACTAGACTTCTACCTGAAGTATTTGTCGTCGAGGCTAGAAAATTACCTAGTGCTGACTTATACAATGCTTTAGAGGAAGCTGAGAAATTACACGGTTTCTATGACTTTGCATCTATAATATGTGTCGATTCTTCAAAAAGATTGGCTCAACAGATAAGGTCTAGGTTTCAGCTAAGTGTTGAAGAACATTCAGAAAAAGACAAATCTAGTATCATAAAAGTATTTAGATCAGAATTAGAACGAAAAAAGATTAAAGTTTTAGTAGAAAATGCCGATATAGTTAATGAATGGGATTCGATTATTCAAGACGAGAGATTTAGAAAAGATATTAGAGAACATCCTTTATGTCCTAATAACTTAGCAACCGCTACCCTCTATGCCTGGAACAAGTGCCATCATTATAGTTCAGATACTATTAAGATAAGCGAGGACCCCAATGACGACTTCTGGAACATGCAAGAAGACACCCTTAACAAAATTGACGACGAAGACAACTTTGACACTTGGTGATATTAAAGAATTATGTGAACTTATGGAGAAGCATACTATAAGTGAGTTAAATATCGGTGGGTTAGAGCTTAAGCGTCCCCCAATCATGCCTTTACCTGTACCTTCTAAAAAAGAGATAGCCGAACCTATTGGTGATGAATCAGTTGAAATGGCAACCCCTGAGAGACTTGAAGAACAACTATATAGATTAGGACAAGAGATCTAAATGAAAGATATCATTAAAGAAAAATTGTTTACTAAAAAGACTAGCAAAGAANTNCCTTATACTAGATGGTGGATTGCTGANGATGATGAAGCTTATAGGCATATGATCCAACTTGCTGATTCTATTGATGAAAATCAAAAAGAGCGTAAGTATCAAGATCTAAGACATGGATATCTTTATCAAAATAAACAAACTAGAAGCCTATTACCAGGTGATTTAAATCGTTCTCTACCAGAACGCTTCCATGTTACGTACAATGTAGTTAAAGCCTGTATAGATACTCTAACGTCCCGTATAGCGCAGAATAAACCTCGTCCAAGGGTATTGACTGAAAAAGGTGATTACTCGCAACAGCAGCGCGGTAAGAAGCTCACAAAGTACTTAGATGGCGTATTAGAAGATTCCATGACATATAGACAAGGAACTCAGGCTTTTAAGGATGGCGGCATATTTGGTACTGGTGTTATTAAGGTTATAGCTGATCATGCTAGAGGTAAAATTAGGACTGAAAGAGTACTTATCACAGAGATTACTGTAGATGATTTAGAAGGTTCTTATGGAGCCCCTCAAAGTCTATATCAAGAAAGATTAGTAGCTAAAGATACATTGATAGCACAATTCCCAGATCACGCTGAAGCTATTAATGGTACTAAATCTGAGTCTTCTAGTGCTCGTACAACTACTACTGAGATGATTAAAGTCTATGAAGGCTGGCACTTACCAAATGCAGAAGGTAAAGAAGGTCGTCATATATTAGCTATTAAGGGGTGTAAATTTGTTGACGAAGAATGGGTTCATGATTGCTTTCCGTTTGCTTTCTTTCGCTATAACACTAACATCTCTAGCTTTTATGGCCAGGGTATTTCTGAAGAGTTACTTGGGACTCAACTAGAAATTAATAAGATTCTTAGAGATATTCAAAGGGCGCAGAATTTAATAGCTGTTCCTAGAGTATTACTTGAATATAATGCACAAGTTGTAGCTGCTCATTTAAATAATGGTATAGGTAGTGCTATAAAGTATAAAGGTACTAAGCCTGATTTCTTTACTCCTACAGCTATGAATAATGAAATATATAGCCATGTTAAATGGTTAATCGAAACTGGATATGAAAAAGTAGGTTTATCGCAGCTTTCAGCTACATCTAAGAAGCCTTCGGGACTCGACAGTGGTCGTGCCCTCAGAGAGTTTAGTAGTATTGAATCAGAACGCTTTGCTACAACATCTCAAGCTTATAGAGATTTCTTTGAAGATATAGCTAAATTAACTATTAAATTCAGTAAAGAACTATATAGTCATAATAAAGACTTAGCTGTAACTACTGAAAGTAAAAAGTTTATTGAGTCTATTAAGTGGAAAGATGTTGATTTAGACGATGATAAATTCATTACTAAGATCTACTCTAGTTCAATGTTCCCAACAGAGCCTGCTGCTAAACTACAGAAAGTAGAAGAATATGTTAGAGCTGGTTGGATGGATAGAGATGCTGCTATTAGACTATTAGACTTCCCTGATGTTGAATCTTGGGAGACTCTAGAAACTGCTGATAGGGATTATGTAGAGAAGATACTAGAAGATATCCTTAAAGAAGGTAAGTTCACTCCTCCAGAGCCTGAAATGCTTCTTAAGAAAGATATTAATATTGCTAGAAAAGCTTATATAAATGCTAAGGCTAATGGTGCTTCAGATGATAGACTTGAATTATTACTACGTTGGATAGAAGCGGCATCATCTTTACTACCTGCTGTACAACCTGAAATAGCTGCTCCAATAGAGCCTGAATTAGCTGAGCCCTTAGCATCACCACAAGCATTACCACAAACTGGTCTATTACCACAAGTTTAAAGGATATATTATGATAGGTTCATTACTAGTTAAATTTATTTCAACGGATCTGGCAGTTGCTGTACTTAAGCGCATTGTTATGTTATTATTACGGGAACTGGTCAAATCTACAAAAAATGATTTAGATGATAAAATTGTTGATGAAGTAGAGAAGGCCTTAAACTAACCGTTCTAAGGATTAAGTTATGACAGAAGAAATTGCTCCAAGTGAAGAAGCACAAGCACCCGTAGAAGATACTAACGTTGAATCTGCACCAGTAGAAGAAGTGGCCGAAGTTGTAGAAGCTGCTCCTCAGCCAGATCTATCATCTCAATTTGCTGAGATACGTAGAAGAGAACGAGCTGTAAGAGCTGAACAAAACAAGGCTAAACAAGCACAAGAAGCTGCTAAACAAGAGTGGCTAAATGAATTGAAAGCTGATATCAAGAGCCAGAAATTTGATAAGTATGGTTTAAGTGCTTCAGATTTAACCGATGCTGTATTAGGCGCTCCAGAGGCTCCCTCTACAGAAGAAGATCAATTAAAACAAGACTTACTAGATTTAAAAGCGTGGCGAGCTGAGCAAGTGCAGAGAGCACAAGAAGAAGAGCAATCACGTTTGCAAGAAAGCAATAAACAAGCAGTTGAGAGCTACCAAAAAGAAGTGTTTTCTGAATTAGAGAAAGAAGCGGACAACTATGAGTTATTATTAAATGACCGCAACGGAAAAGACCTTTACTGGCAATCAATTGTTGATTTTTATCAATTAGAAGGAAAAGCCCCAACACAAGGAGAACTTAAGGAAATCGCCGTACAAGTAGAATCAGCATTATTCGAACAAGGTAAGAAACTCTTATCATTATCTAAATTTGCTCCCAAGGTACCGGTAGAAACTCCTAAAGAAGCTCCTAAGCCCCCTGAGTCAAAAAGTGCAACCATAAGTAATTCAATGACAGCGCAATCGGGACTTAAGACTAAATTGGTAGATAGTAATAACTTCTCATCCAAAAGCCCATTTTCAAGGTTTATGGAAGAGAAAGAACAAGCAATGTTAAAGAAACTTAAAAATTTATAAAGGTAAATAAAAATGACACAAGACATGACTTCATATGATCCCATTTTGAAAGAACATTATGACGGACAAACTGTTGAGAATCTAGTTTATAAAGATAACCCTATTGTAGCTATGATTCCTAAAAAAGAAGACTTCGGTGGACGTAACTACCCAATGCCATTACTTTATGGTAACCCACAGAACCGTAGTGCTACATTTTCTAACGCTCAAAGCGGAAGCTCTGAATCACAAGTTGAAGCTTTCTTACTTACACGAGTTAAGAACTACTCAGTTGCATTCATCGATGGTGAAACTATTAGGGCTTCTGAAGGCGACAAGAACGCTTTTATGTCTGCTCTAACTAACGAGATTAATGCTGCAATGCGCTCTATCTCTAATGATATTGCTTTCGGCCTAGCTCGTGATAGTTCTGGATACCGTGGACAAGTTAACGCTGAGCCTTCTGAAGCTGCTACAACTGTTATTGCTCTTAAGTCTCCTGAAGACGTTGTTGGATTTGAAGTAAACCAAAACATCGAAATACATTCTGCTAAGTCTGGTGGAACTCAAAGAACTTTTGATGGTTCTGCAACTACTGCTTTAGTATCTGCTGTTGATAGACAAGCTGGAACTGTAACTTTAAATGACGCTTATGATTCAAGCGGAACTATTGCTGCTGACGATTATCTTTTCGTAGTTGGTGATAGAGGAAATAAGATCTCTGGACTTGAGTCTTGGATTCCTGATTCAGCTCCTTCAGCTACTGCTTTCTTCGGTGTTGACCGTTCTGTTGACACTAGTCGTTTAGGTGGTGTTAGAACTACTGGTACTGCAATGCCAATTGAAGAGGCTCTTATTGAGTGTGCTTCTGATATTGCACGTGAAGGTGGTCGTCCTGACGTAGCTGTTCTTAACTTTAAGCAATATGCTAAATTGATTAAGCAACTTGGCGCAAAAGTACAATACATTGATCTAGAAGTTAGTGCTGTAATCGGATTCAGAGGCGTGTTGATACACGGTGCTCACGGACCAATTAAAGTAGTTGCTGATAAGACTGTACGTGATGAGAGAGCATACTTGCTAGAGCTTGATAGCTGGAAGCTATGCAGCTTGGGCCCATTGGTTCAAATGCTTGACCTTGACGGAAACCGACTTCTAAGACAAGCTTCTGCTGATGCTTATGAAGTTCGTATCGGTTCTTATGCACAACTTGGCTGTAATGCTCCTGGTCACAATGGTGTTGTTACTCTAGATGCGTAATAACAATCTTATTGAAAGGAGATATTAATTATGGCTGGTACATCAGTATATCACACACACGGTGCTCAAGAGATTAACATCGTAGAATTATTTGTAAAAGCA